TATTGTTGGCATTAGAAAAAGTCGTAACGCGTATATTACCAATGGCACAAAAGCCAAAATACTTACAACAAATTACAGCGCAAAAATCAATCTTTATACAGCAATATTTGTCAAGCAGACATGCAGAAAAGCGCCATCTCGCATCGTTTGTCGCACCAGAAGTGCCACTTGTTCCTGCGCCAGCTGAGGCTGGTGAGTTACAGTCGAGGTTATCATGACGGTAAGAGAATACATTGATAGTGTCAAGCTCAGATTGCAACGCATTGGAATTACAAGGACGCTGAACGATGCGTTGATTTTAAATTACATAAACAAGGCTCGTCGTAATGTTCAGGTCGAAACACTTGGGCTTTTTGAGAGCAGGTATGGACGAAGAGACGTTTTTCAATTAAATAACATTGCTTTGGATCAGGATGATTCGAATACGCATTTATATTATCAAAACACTCAAATAAACGTTGTGCGTTTTCCTCTGCCGGTCGATTATATAGATATAGCAACGTTATGGCTTGTTAGGCAAGATCAAAATAGTTTCGTTTACAGAGAAGCACGTAAAGTTAATAAACGTGAATTCTTTAATGTAAGGAGCCATTGTTTTAATATGCCGACATCCGATAGACCGATTTACGCAATAGAAACAAAACAGTTCGACGTAAGAGGTTCAGGCGGGAATATTTGCTATTTATCTGCTGGTGCAACTGATATATCGAACGCTTCAGTCGAAATATATGCTGTCGTTGCATTACAAGATTTTGACCAATGGAATGAACAGGAATTAGTTCTTAGCCCGGATTTGGAAGAATATGCTGTTAAACAGGCAGTGTTGTATTGTTTAAATGATGTTGAATATTTAGAAATAAAAGATATATTGTTAGCCGAACTCAACGAATATAAAAACATGTTAATGACAAACTACAAGATTAGCAAAGACCAGCCAATAGAGATATTACCAAGTCAGGAGGCACCATAATGGCAAGCACTTTTGCTGAATTATATAGCGATTTCTTAGATCAGGCGAAGGTTTATACTGAAAAATTAGACGTTACAGAGTTATCCTTCATGCGTATGTTTACACGAGGTATGCAGATTTTTCAACGGGAATCGTTATATGTCGAGCGAACAGTCGTATTAAACAGACAAAACGTAAATGGACAAAACGTTTTTATTGTACCGCAGGACATGTTGTTAATAAAGGATGTTAGAAATTTAATAGATGATGGTAACGGTAGGTTTACCGAAGAGATTTTTTTATTGCAGGAATTTGGGCAGTTTAATCGTAACAAAGATAAATGGGAACGTGGTTATCTTGAAACTCCAACAGACTATGGAATGCGGATACCACACAAACGAAGCGCATATGATGGCAGAGGTAGTCAAGTAAGAATGTGCACGATATGGCAACGTGAGCTAATTACGTATCCAGAATTTGACGGAGATCAATTGTGGTTATGGTATTATCCTGATATACATGCTATATCGCAAAACTCTCCACAATGGACAGCGTGGTTTCCGTACGATCCTAATTTTATGAATATGTTCAGAACATCTTCTGTAACTGACGTATTAAAGCCATTCGAGAGAGCGTTCTTAGAGTATGCATTGTCAGATTTTATACGCAGTAAAGGTTCAGCAAATTACGCTGTATATCAAAAGAATTTTGAATCGGAAATACAAAGGGCAATAGAAACTAAGCCCACATATTATCGTGAGGGTGTAGCATCATATATGTTCGCACCATACAGTTAGTGTTTGGAAATTAGCAAAAAAAGTGGTAAATTACATAGTCAAGAGCGAGTAAGCCGATGAGTTACAATAAATTTGAAATCAATGCATTTGAAGGTCTAAACGCAGCCATTGCTCCTACACTTATCAAGGATTCGCAAGCGCGTGATATATTAAATTTCAGAATGGAAAAAGTAGGTAAACTTGTAACTCGGAATGGATATATATATGGTTTATTTTCGAAACATCGCCCAATGTTTCTTGGGCAGTTACCACCGAATGAAAGTTTCTTTGAGAACAACGGTATAGTTGGTATAGGCGAATTAGTATTAAGCGAGCATTGGGATGCAATAGATACAGATAGGTTGATGGTTTATGCGATACGTAGTCTGTCAGCAGACGAGATATTTAGTGAAAAAAACGCTAATGCTATTGAACACGATCCTTTATATCGTAACAATGTAATGGGGGAAAAGACAAAAAATCATTATATGACGTTTTTATTTTCTCCAATTACGGGACGTTTTGCAAACTTGTTGTTAGCAAACGAGCAATTGGTAGCCGATGTGGCTAACGCAGCTGACTTTGATATGACTATCGATGCACGTCCGCAAGGTGTCTATGAACGCAAGAGACGTTTATTTGCACCAAACAGACAGTTACCAGATGCAACTCCAAATACACAAGAAGCTAAAAGCAACGCAACATTTAACAATGGGCGTGAAGACCATTGGATACGTCATTACATCTCAACAACAGAATACAGGCATCAGATGATTGTCTCCGATAAAATAAACGGAGACATGATAATCGAGGATGAATTCAATCGTTACATCCCAGATGAGGAATTGGGCAACAATCAACAAAAACAACATGCATTACATATAAGACCAAATTGTTTGGAAGAGTTCAATATAGATATTGTAAGAATTGATTTACGTGATCAATCGGGACAGGAGAATGCAAATGTAAGACAAGGCATGGCTTTGTATAAATTTAAGTTGCCTAAGATTATTCAAAAAGTATCTAATTTTTTATGTGAAGGAAAATTTGCAGATCAGGATGCATATCCAAAGGCAAGTCATTATCAGCAAGCATTAGGCAATTTTAGAAGATCACAAGCTGTGATTTCAAGTTTACAAAGGTTGCAAAATATAAATGGCAATCCAGATGTCATTCAGACTGCTTGGAAAGTTTACGATGGAGTAGATGCGCATATTTTTTCTAATGCTGACAGCCCAAGTGAGGTAGATGATTTACTTGGAGATTTGGAATTTGATAAACAAAAATGGGTGGATGAGGATGGCACAGTAAAAGAAGATCAAATATCAGACGTTTATATATGGGAAGAGTATGAAATACCATATTATATTGCTTCCGGTAAACAACTTGGATTTACATTTTTACGTGAATTAGACCGCATGTTTACAAAGACAACGAATGCTCCACGTATTAAAGAATTAAATGTTAAAGATGAGTTTGGCAGACAAGTTCCGTTAGGTATATGGCGATATAGATTTGTTTGGGATTTTGGAGATGGAGTTTATTCGGCACCGTCAGCAGATTTAAACGTGCCAGATATATTATGGAGTGCGGTTAATGATCTGGATGTAAACGATGCTGGATTTGGTCAGTATAACAGACCGCAAGTTTTAAGCAAAGCAAATGTGGATTATCTTAAACACAACTATTGGGATTTGCGCAATCTTGGACCAGATTCGGTAGCATTTTATAGACTTACACGCAATGTGAAGAGACCATCATTATATGTAGCAAGTGTAGCAAGTATTGATGGTACATATAGATTGACCAGATTAGGTCGCACAGTATTTGACCTTAAAAACAAGCTTTACGGTGGATTAAATCACCGTTTTGGAGTTAAAACGGCAACAGGATATAATGATAATGGCAATGTGATAGATCCATTAAATAATTGGGATTGGAAAGATTATGCTGATTTTGGTGCAATTATTTTATTAAATTGTGGTAAGTCGATTGAACTAAAAGGTATATTTGCTGAATGGGGCTTGGTTGCTGATGCGATTACAAAAGACAAAGAAAGTGTTTTAACAAGAGATACATTTTTATTACAGTATTATGGATACAATGGATTAATTAAGATTGGAAATCAATTAGATAAGAATTTATATAAATACGGACTGTATAATATAAGTAATTTGATTTTGCCGTTATTCCCAGATAAAAGACGTTATACTAAGTATTCATTATTTACGGATGATGGTTTTTGTAGGCTACCATATAAAAATAGAATGACGGAAGAGTTACCGTTCAGTTTTGATATAGCTTATATTGTACCGGGACAAATTACATTAAAAAACGAGTATCAAGTAGATGGGAATGATTATAAAAGCTTTTCTGTAAATGAAATAGTTTTAGCAAAAGCAAACGTTTATAATAGCGATGTGTTCTGCACAGATACAAATTGTTATATAGGTATCATTGGCGAACAATACGTAGGTGACGAGCAAATTGGCTTACCATTGGTAATACCAGACAGATGGGTAGCAGATAAATACGAACAGGCATACTATCAAACTGGAGCAGCACCAAATCTATTTAAAGAAGATCCAAATGATTGGACGCCAAAATACTTTGCTGATGTAAAATCAAAAGTAAATTACAAGCATGCTCTTATTCCAATTACGATGTTACGGGCTTCAGATAATTCGTTGGACACATTTTTATTAACAAAGCCAGATGTTCCGGCTGAGGCTATATCGAGATTGGCTTTATCTGGTACAGCAGAAATCCAAATAACAAAAAAAACAGATAGTGGAATATTGTTAGCGGAATATTTAAGGGAAGTATTTACACCAGATGGAAAGCTCGTAACAGATTATCGTAACAATTGGTATCTCGGAGAATATGATCAGTGTAGGGCATGGATACGTGAAAGTGATACATTAAACAACCATATGTTTTTTTCTGAAGATTACAGTTGGGAATTTCGCTGGAATTTCTGGAAAAACGGAATTGTGCACACCAATGCATTAGAATTAGAAAGCATACCAGCAACGTCAATGAGTTTAGTAAACGGCAAATCGAGAATAGATAATGTTGAGATATACGCGTATCTTCCAGGAACACGATTTGTAGGTTTAGAACAACTAACTGCATATTTTCCGTCGTCGCTATTATTTAAAGCACCAAGATTAGGCATACAGATAGGAGCTCAAGATATTCCGCAGCGCGCTCGTGGAATTAAGATATTCAGAACATTAGCTACACATAGAAATGATTGGGATCCGTTATCATTTGGATTAGTAAAGGATCTGAAGATTAGCAGGGATAGCGAAGGCAACCCAATTACACGTGATGAAGATGATAATGTATTCCCGGGCGTATATTTCTTTGACGACGTGAGCGACGACAATCTCGATTTTTCAGATAACCCAGATACATACGATGGTTTACGAAGAGCATTACATTCAAGATTTTGCGTTGCGTTAAATGAAAGAGTATATTATGGAAACTTCACGGAAGTATATCAATCGCTACCACCACGTAGCTTTGGTTTGCATACGCCAACAAGCAATAATAATTATGCACAAATAACTAATTTTGCAGTTATAGGTGGGGTTGGTAACAAAGGCTTTCAGCAACCAGTTAATGTTAAATACAGATATGTTTACATCAATCAGGCTGGGCAGTTGTCGGGTTTTCGCGAGACACCACAAATTCAAATAAATGCAAGTCCGAACAACAGGCAAGCTGTCGTTCTTTTCTGGTTGCCATCAAGATACGACAACACCATTAAAGAGTTGGAAGTTTACAGACAAATTGACAACGGACAATATTTTTATCTTGGAAGTGTCAAGCCAGAAGACGAAGGCATCTTTGTAGATGATAACAAACCGCCCGGAAAACAATTAGGCAATACAGACCCATCGATAGAACATTATGAGGATGGAGTGCGATGGAGCGAGCCATATCAGCCAGATTGGATTAAATTAAACAACTTTATTGAATACAGAAGTGGTGATAACAGAGGTGTTAGAATTACGGGATTAATAGCCCAAGAAGGCAACTTGCTTATCTTTAAGGAAAATTCTATCCACAGAAGTGCAGTGCAAGCACAAGAACCACCAATCAGTAGAACCGACGAAATAAGCAGTGATGTTGGATGTATTGCACCAAATACGCTAATACGTGTTGATAATGACGTATATTTTCTATCCGCAAAAGGGTTTATGAAGTTTAATAATATGCGGTTAGAACAGGCTGACGGTTTATTCAATGAAGAGTTACAATACATACTATTGCATAATCCAATAGAATTCATAAGGGATGCTTCTGCAGCTTACAATCAGCAAACAAAAGAGATTTATCTTAACATACCAATGGCGCCAACAGTTTACACTACTGCTAATTTGTTTGGCAATTGGATAAACAACGCATCGCAAACAGGTTATACATTAGATACGAATACTATCAACGAAAGAGTGTTTTATCACGAACAACAAATTGATACATATCCAACTTCTGTAAATGATACAAATTTAGGTAACACCATTAGGCACAGGCGTCAAATTTTGGGGCATATTTACGTTATTTCATTAGAAAAAGGATATGTTACAAAATTTGCCTATCCGACTACTTATTTGGTTCAAAACGGGCAAAACGCTGGCGTTTTGGCGGTTAAAACAATTGACGCACGGCAATTAATTAGGTTATATTACACAAATTCGATTGGGGAATTACGTAGTGGCGATATATTCCCGAGACGCTATGGTGAAAGTATATATACATCAGATCCATTCGGACAGACAAAACAGCAGGGTATCGCTTGGTCTGGTATATACATAGAAACGATGTATAATTTACCGCAAGATGCAATACGAGCTGTAAATGCTGGTGTGCGTGGTGTTTATGGGAATTGGACTAATCCGGATGATGTGATTAACGTGAACAACTTTACTATTATTGGCGGTGGTACGGTTAATATAAATACTATTAGTGATTACGATATGGTGTTTGATTGGTTCGAAAATAGTAAATTTTATCAGCCATTTTTGAACGCCAATCGGGTGCGTCCGACTTTCCCGTTTGCATATCCAATTCCGATAGATTGCGAGTTCAAGAGTAAGTTCTTTACAGCCGAAAGCGAGACTATTATCAAGCGAATTAGACGTGGATTAATAAATATCTTTTCAAAGGGAAACATAGAAGTTAGATTAGTTTCGAAGCCATACGATGGATATGATGATAGATACGAATGGTGGAATGAAAATTTATTTACTAATTTACAAAGGTTTTTCTATCCACCAACAGACGATGTGTTTGATAGAGAACAAGGGATAGTAATACCGGGAACGCATCGCAACATTATTACATTTGTTCCGCATTCAGATCCTGTGTTTGTTCAAGACGTGATCGATGTAATCGAAGATAGATATGGCAAGCCGGTGATTTTTGCAGTAGATATAAAAACACGAAGACATTGCCAATTAAACGCTATTTCTTTACACTGGAGACACATTCACACATATTTGGGGTAGTATATGGTTCAGGAAGGATACATAGAATTTTATCCTATAAAACGGGATACGCACTTTGCGGTGCGTTTTGCTGTTAGCGGAATAGACTTAACGAACGTAGAGTTTGCATCGTCGCTATTTGATGTATCAAATAACACACGCAGTAAAGTAGCAGATATGCAGATAACAAAGACAAGCGACGGTTCTGTATATAATGGTTTTATAATGGAGCTCGATAGAACTATCACGCGAACATTAACTGCAAATAAAAAATACTACGGAGATGTTTTGATGATTTCAGACAATAAGCCGATAGCGTTATTTAATTACACTCTACCTGTAATTGAGGGATATACAAATGTCGATTAGTTTAAATTATGATAAAATAAACATAATTGTGCAAGAGGTAAACACAACTCCACAAATAAGCAAGGTTATGTTAAATATCCATCCGCTTGTCGTGGAAGTTTTGCCAATGCAAGTAGTAGCACTATCTGGTGGCATTGGAGATATGCAAAAATCAAACTACGACGCAAATCACGATAACATAGTTGATAAGTCTGAAATGGTTGTTAGGCGTTATGAGGCGGGCGAGATATTAAGTGCAGGTGTGCCAGTGGTTCTGATAGATGGCAAAATTTATAAAGCGAAGGCTTCCGATGTTACTCACTACAACAAAGTGGTTGGCGTAACAATTCAGGCGGGCGACGTTGGGACGCAGTTAATGGTATGCATTCAAGGTGAGGTAGAGTTAAATGTAACAAAAGGAAATACATATTGGCTTGCCGAAGACGGTGGATTATCTACGCAGCCGTCAGAGGTAGGCATTGCCCAGATTATCGGGTTTAGTGAAAGGGATAGTTATTTGTATGTCAATGTTCAACAAGCAATCAGGAGAGAGCAATGAAATACTTGCGTATTGACACAAACGGCATAGCCGAAACAACAGCCATCAACACAAGCGCCGGGGCAGGCGACGCAAACAAAATCGTAGCAACAGGTAGCGACGGAAGGATACATAGTTCGTTGATGCCTGTCGGTATTGGTGCGGAAACAAAAAACATAACGGCAAGCGAGGCGTTGAGTGCTGGCGATTTGGTGAATTTGTGGGACGACAGTGGGACAGTGAAATGTCGCAAAGCGGATGCGTCAAATGCACGTCAGGCACACGGTTTTGTGTTGAGCCCAGTATCGACAGATGCTGCGGCAACTGTGTATTTTGAAGGCACAGTAACAGGTTTGACAGGATTAACAGCAGGTTCACGTTATTGTTTATCGACAACGACTCCGGGGGGCGTTACAACGACGATACCGACGACGAGCGGTCAGATATATCAGCCGATAGGTTACGCAATATCAACGACTGAATTAACATTTGAGCCAGAGGAGCCAATTGTGAGGGCGTAATATGAGCATCAAAGGCATTCGGATTGGTGCAGGTGGGCAATTAGAGGAGACAACGGATTTGACAAAAGTATTGGCTATTGGTCAAAATGGGCTTATCGAAGTGGATGCAACAGCCAGCTCGGGTTCGGGCTGGCAGCCGCATCCAGATTGGCATGATATTAGCAAAGTAAACAATAACGAGATTAACTTGCTTGTTAGCGATGGCGGAGTTGGAATTGCGTTTGCAGTTACAGTTGCAAGTAGCGGGACGTATAGCATCGACTGGGGCGATGGAACAATAGAAACAAATCGAGCAAGTGGGACTACTTATGCACACCAATACGCAATAGGGGGTGGCAAGTCCGTAAACGGTGGGCAATACACGGTTTTTAAGATAAGAATATACAACGCAACAGGGAACATAACACGTTTCCAAATGAAAAGGCATCCTGATTATAGCAGACAAACATACGCACCGCTTTTATGGGCTGTGTTTGGAACACAGTATATAACGGATTACTCGTATACGTTTTACATAAACGGGCAAGTAGAATGCAGAACATTACAAGCTTGCACTATACCAAGTTTTGCAAGTTGTTCGAGCACGAGTTATATGTTTTTTAATTGCGCTTCCTTAAGCAGCGTAACGTTGCCATCGAGTTGGGGGAACGTAACGAACACGAGTTATATGTTTCAGTACTGCTATTATTTAAGTAGCGTAACCTTGCCGACGAGTTGGGGTAATGTAACGAATACGAGTTATATGTTTTATCTTTGCAATTCCTTAAGCAATGTAACCTTGCCATCGAGTTGGGGCAATGTTACGAACACGAGTTATATGTTTGTAAGTTGCTATCATTTAAGTAGCGTAACCTTGCCATCGAGTTGGGGCAATGTTACGAACACGAGCAATATGTTTTATAATTGCCATTCCTTAAGCAGCGTAACCTTGCCGACAAGTTGGGGTAATGTAACGAATACGAGTTATATGTTTCAGTATTGCACTTCCTTAAGCAATGTAACCTTGCCGACAAGTTGGGGTAATGTAACGAATGCGTACGGTATGTTTCAGTATTGCTTTTCTTTGCGAACAATAAACAACCTTGAATATTTAGGTAGCACAACAACAAATGCAGATTTTACAGATTTCCTTAGAGATGCACAAGCAATAACTGGAACTTTAACAATAGCAAGCAAGTTAAGTAGAATTGGTATTTATGGGCAAAGCGGGCATAACCTAAAATGCACAAGCATTAGGTTAACAAACGGAACAAGCACTTGGACTGGTTCGAGCCCGCAGATAGATGTTTCGTTTTGTTCGTTGGACGCAGACGCTTTAAATACACTGTTCGGCGATTTAGAAACTGTTACAGGCAAAACAATTAAAATAACAGGCAACCCAGGCGCGAGCACTTGCGATACAAGCATAGCAACGAGCAAAGGGTGGACGGTGCAAAATTAGGAGGCAATTATGATATACAAACTAATAGAAGACGAGCAAGGGCAATATATTGGCACAAACGGCAAGCGTTATGGTTTACTTGAAGCCGTTGAGTTCATAGACACGCCAGAGGGGCGTGATATAGATTGCGTGTATTTGCAGAACACACAAGAAGCTATGGAGTATTTTGGGGTGCAATATGCACAAGAATCTCCTGAAGCAAACAATAATAGCACAAACATGTACTAATATATGAAAGGTTTATATGAAAAGAGTTAATCATTTAAATTCAGCTAAACAGCGTAAACGTGATGAATTCTACACGTCAATGAAAGACATTGAGAACGAGATGGTGCTATACACGGACTACTTTAAAGACAAAACTATCTTATGTAATTGCGATGACCCAACAAAAAGTAATTTTGTTAAATACTTCATAGAGCATTTTCACGAATTCGGATTAAAGCGTCTGCTTGCAAGTTGTTATAAGAAACAAGATTTGCACAGCACAGAACCCGCTGTATGGAGTGAGTACGATGGAAAGAATATGCAGATTCACGAACATAAAGGCGACGGTGATTTTCGTAGTGCGGAAGTTATTGAGCTTTTAAAACAAGCAGATGTTGTGATTACAAATCCGCCGTTCTCTTTGTTTCGTGAATATATAGCGCAATTGTTGGAATACAATAAAAAGTTTATAATTATGGGGCACATGACAGCAATATCATACATCAATGTTTTTAGATTGCTGCGAGAAGGGAGTGTATGGCTTGGGCGACATAATACTGATACAAAGTGGTTTATGGTTCCAGAAGAATACACAACATATCATTGTGCCACAGAAAAAGTCATGAATGGCAGGAAACATTTTCGAATGCGTAGCATTGTTTGGTTTACAAATCTAAAAATCAACAGAATGTTCCAAATTACCGAGTTTACTAAAACATACAATTCAGATACATATAGAAAATATGATAACTATAATGCTATTGAGGTTGGGCAAGTATCAAATATACCAAAAGATTTCGAAGGGTTAATGGGTGTTCCGATTACGTTTTTATTGAAATGTGATTATACAAAATTTGAAATATTGCAACTACATAAACATTTAAAGTTAGATGGTGCAAATGTTTTTACAAGAATAATAATAAAGCATAAACACATAACAAAGGACGAAAGGAATGCAATTAACGACAGAGCAATTAGAGATAATCAATTCGGTAAAGCAGACTAATCCTGAAATAAGCAAACGCAGACTTGCACAAATTTTGGTGCGAGAACATCCAGCGTTGTTTCCGTATTCGCCAGATAGTTTGCGACAGTTTATCTGCAAATACGAGAATTCATTTGAGTTTGCAGTCAGTGCACCAATCGTGAATGAAGTACCAGATAGTTATTATGAAGATACGCCGGTAATTAGCATTGATGGCAAAATTGGTGTTATATCGGATTTACATATACCTTATCACGACAAGCAGACGGTTATAACAACATTAGATTATTTATCTAAGCAGAACTTAGACTGGCTTGTGTTGAATGGAGACATCGTGGATTTTCACGGTTTATCAACGTTCACGAGAGACCCAAATAAACGAGATTTAAACAGAGAGTTAAGTGTAGCGAATCAATTCTTAGATTATATTGCTGGCAGGTTTAGCAATATAATTTACGTAGCAGGCAATCACGAGTATCGTTTTGAGCGTTACGTAGCAAGTCAGGCGCCCGAGTTATGGAATGTTGAGGAAGTGTCTGTTGAGAACTTTCTGAGATTAAATAAGCGTAACATTAGGTATTTAGATAACACTGGACGGATAGAAGCAGGCAAACTAACTATTTTGCACGGCGATAGAATTGCAGGGCGTGGTGCTATTAATGTTGCGAGGTTAAGACTATTATATTCATTCAACAACATATTAACCGGGCACGACCATAGAACGCAGGAGTATATTCAAAAGAGCGTTGATAACAAAATGTATGGGAGCTGGACAATAGGATGCTTGTGCGGATTACGTCCGCAGTATCATCCGTATAACAATTGGAATCACGGTTTTGCCGTTGTTGAGGTATATAAGAACAAAATGTTTGAAGTCAGGAATTTCAAGATAGTTAATGGTTCAATTTTATAGGTGAGTTATGAACAAGAAAACTAACGTTAAATCTGTGGTGGTTTGCGATAAAAAAACAGCCAAGAATTTAGATAGGGCATACGCCATAAAAAACAAAAATGCCAATAGTGCAATTCCAAAACGCAACACTGCAACTATTGAATCGCTGCGTTCAAAAAGGAAGCGGTAGCTTGTAGCTACCGCTTTGTATGCATGTGTTTTGATATAGCATTCATTTGTTTATAGAGTTGAGTAATTCTATCATATGCAAGTAGAATGTATCAGTAGATTTACCTATTTCGTGTTGTTGAATCGTTTGTATATAATTCAATGCCGAGCGATTTTACAAAGTCGTAGAATTCATAGAGTGTGTTACGGACTTCATCACTTCGTCCGATGTAATCGTACATATTAAGTTGGGCATACTCGACTATTTCGATTTGTCGTTCTTTAACTTTTAATTTCATTATATGGTATTCGATTCTGTCTGCATTAAACAAATCGAAATATATTTTCCATTGTGGTGAGTTATAGTATCGCTCTATATCGATATGAGATGTTGTTTTATATTCTATCAAGTTGTTGCCGATGATTGCATCCGCTATACCAGATAATGTTATAACATCTCCTTTGTATGGATATTCTTTGCTAAGTTTGTATTCGACAAGTTTATGTGGGACAGCGGTTTGTTTAACAACATCTTTTAAACAGTCATTTACCGCAAGTGTATATTTATCGATAGATACAAAGTCGCAATCATTTAGCGTTTGTGGTGTAATTTTTTCAAGCAATCCATGTATGAGTGTGCCTATATACATAGCTTCTGACGGTTCGCTTGGCTGTGTCAGACGTTTAATTGCTTCATCGAGGTCGATTATTTCGTTGATATAATCGAAATAGACTTGAATGCGAGAAGCGCTGGCTTTCATGCATTATCCTTTTTAAATAGTTCTTTAAACACAAATATAGAATATAACACCATTGTTACAAGCAACAATGGTGTTGTTAGTCGTATTACAGATGCGGATTGTGAATATGTGATAACTCCGCATATGAAATGCAACACGAGCGACAAAAGCATTATTTCGACTATTGCAAACATCATTATGCTTACAACAGTGAATACTTTGTCTAATATTTTCTGTGCTTTCATATTTGTTACGCATTTTTATTCAAAAAATACTTTTTGTTTAGCATCGTACTTGAATTGTTTTTTATCCGCAGATGCTTTAAGAGCATTCCATTTTTGTTTTTTTATAATATCTTTATCTTCGCTATTTTGGATTAATTTGATGGCATTGTTAAATTCTTCGATTGTTGATAGTGTGTTTGCAAATTCTGCGAATGAATGGATTTCCGATAGGCTTTTTTGTTGTGCGAGATAAGAGTTATTTAGACTGTCTTTTACTTGTTGCATGATTCCAGCAAAGAAATTTGGTTGTTCGTTAAAATTAGGAATGTCAAGACGCTCTAATTGCACACTATTTTTGCCGACGGATGTATCTGTTGGGCTAAAATTGACAGAGCGTTTGCCTTGTTCTATTGTATAATAGCCAATCAAGTCGCATACTTGCATAACTCTATCATAACTACCACCGGTAATAGCTGGACGTTTAATGCGTAAATCCCCTTCATCTTTTTCTTTGGCATGTGCGATAAATATAATATCTTTACCGATTGTTTTGATTTTCTTTACAAAGTCTGTAAATTCATCTCTCATAGCACCGTAAAATTGTAGCTTGTTGCGTAATAATTTTGGGTCTTTTTGCGTAACATAAACTCCAATGTAGTCAAGCATTGTATCGACTGTATCGATGACAATTGTGCTGTAATCTTGAATAACCTGCAAGAACTTATTAAAATCTCCAATAATGTCGCTCCAGTTTTTAATTCTCGCAGCATCCTTTCTGAATTGCGAGCGATGAACGCCACCGTCGAAATCCAAAAGGATTGGATTGTTTGCTGTGCTGGCAAGTGATGTCTTGCCTATACCGGGGTCTCCATAGATTAATACATTGATAGCCAAAGTCTGGATTGGCTCGCCTGCTTTGATGATTTCCATAATTCACCTATAATTTTTTAAAAAATAAAAATCGGTATTACAAAAATAAAACAATAAAATATAATTGCAAAATAAATTGTGATTTGTGAATTTTATTTCACAAAGTATAATTTTTGTTGCGTATATTGTTTTTTTTATGTATATTAGCACATATTATGGAGCGAGATTTGCGTTGTGCAAAACAGTATATAAATATACAATAGATATACGTCCGAAGGCTAAACAATCGACAAGATTTACTTCAGCTAAAAATCACCAATGTTATACAGATCATAAAATCTTAAAGTGGACAAAAGAGTTTAGAGCAAAGCTCATCAATAATTTGCATAAAAGATGGAAACCATTAAAACAAAAAGTTAGTATTAAATACGAGTTTATTTTTAAAAATGCCAAGCAAAAGACTTGGGGTAAATACAAAGATACGAGTCCAGATGTAGATAATTTATGCAAAGCTGCCAATGATGCTATAAAAGGTATATTAATTGATGACGATAAGTATATAGTCAGCCAGCAAGCTGTAAAGTTATACTCAAAAGAAGATTGTATTCGCATTGAACTGGAGTTACTGTGAGCTACAAGATACTCATTATAGATGACGATGTAGAAGTAACGAGTGTTTATAAAGCGCTATTTAAAATGCGTGGTTTCCAAGTCGATGTAGCCAACACGTATAAGGATGCTTCTGATAAGTTAAGCAAAAACAGGTATGATGTAGTATTGTTAGATTACATCTTAGATGAATATAACGGTTTAGAGTTGTTAGAAAAACATCAGCAACATATTAACAGCAATACTGCTGTCATAATAATTTCATCAATAGATGATATGGAAGTCTTACAAGAGTTTAAAAGGTACACAAACGTATATTTTATAAGAAAAGTTGATGTGAAGATGTTTTGTTTTTCGTCGCTAATTAAGACGCTTCGGACTTTAAGAGGGGTAATAGATGACTCAAATTGAGTTGGTATCTGGTGTTATTGGCGTTATTATAGGTGGCGTGTCGCTATATTATGCCATGAAGACGTATATAGATGGCAAAATGGACAGACAAATGCAGGATGTGCGTGAGTTCGCAATGTGGCGTTCGCAGATAAATCAGACAATCGAGGAATCGCGCAATGATATAAAAGAATTATACGATACGGCACAATTACAATCTGAAAAAATAAATCGTATAGAAGTCATCCTTGCGCAGCACAATGAAAATCTTTCTTTAATAAAAGAAATTAAGGCTACTGTAAAAGATATAGATACATCAATCAAAGGTCTTCTAATGAAAAATGCTGAACAGAGCATACGTATAGATGCATTAGAACAAAAATGCGAAAGGTGCGCTCGTGTCAAAGCGTAAGCCGACAATAGTTCCAAGCTTGCAACCGACATCGACTATTGCGGACAATACGCAGCGTGCAAGGAAAATCGGTATTGTCCCACATCAGAGCACATTATCTGTGCAAAATGTTCCAGACTACTCGACGCCAGCTGGTGCAGCGATGGCTAACGAGGAAATGAGACGTTTGCGTTTAGGTATTGAGAATTTAAAACAACGAGTCGAAGCACAAAGTGGAGAACAACAGTTAGGGTTAAAGTCTCCATCTCAACAAGTTACCACTAATACCGGGACGAGAAAGGATGAGCCTATTAGCATAGAAACAACAGAATGGGCATTGACTTTAAAAAGTAATGGTATCGAAGTAGATGATCCATTGGTAGTTCAGTGTATTAATTTCATTGATACGCAGGTCAAAGTACTTGAAGCGAGGCAAGAATTCAAACTGCCGATTAAATTTCATTTGGCAAAGTCGTTTCTTGAAGATAAACTAAAAACAGAAGATGAAGCTGTTCAAATAGATATTATTGCTAACGCCATTACATATTTTTACGATTGGTTAATGTTCCGAGATAGTGGACAAAAATCAATTCAGATTAGTTCAAGCGATAAAATACGTGGTGGAGTTTTCGATGGTCTTGATCGTCGTGTGATAACATTGCAAAACGATGAATGGTATTTATCTGAATTTATGTATTATGGAACTGGCTGGTTAGGGGAAAATGGAGACAATAGAGGCTGGAAGAAATTACCTATAGCGTGGAAACAACCAGCCGTAAAATTTATCACGCAACCATCCGAAACAGACGCATCGCCAATTGGTAGTATATTTATAGTTTCGACGGAGACTACATTTGACGAATGGCTCGAACTCGGATTTATTAATTATTTAGTGTATAAATTTGGGGAGCCGTTTTCATCTATACGTGCACTACAATTTGTAGAGCCAATGCATGGTGATGTTATTTCTGTGCTGTTTCCGACAGATGAGAGCTCAGTAGCGAATTGTCGTCCAAAACTATATCAATATGCTAACAAAGAAGGTATTCTCAAATGGTGGGATATTACTCAATTATATGGTAATATTGGAGATGCGCATTTTGTATATGAACAAGTTGTGCCAGCAAATGAATGGTTGGTTACGCATAATCTTGGCAAACGTCCATCTGTAACGGTATGCGACACATCAGACAGCGTAATATATGGAGAAGTAGTGCATATAGATAATAATACTCTAAAAGTAAAGTTTAAGTATAATATTAGTGGTAGGGTTTATTTAAATTAGCAAGAGGTAGGCATGGCTATAAATTTTGCAAACGATGTCGATATAATAGGCAATTTGACGGTAAAAGATGGTTCTGGTAATCTCGATTTAGAAAATAATCAGGCAGTAAGAGTTCGCGTAGAGAATTTATCTGTCGAGCCATCTCCGGCACCAGAAGGGCGTATTATATACAATACAACAAAAGGACCAACAGATAACAAAGGAAGACTTGGTTTTAAAAGTCAAAGCGGCTGGATTTATCCAGATATGGAACGTTCGGTATATGATACTAACAACAACGGCAAAGTGGATATAGCAGAAAATGCGGAAAAGCTGAACGGGCAATCGCAATCATTTTATTTGGATCGAGCTAACCATACGGGCACGCAGTCGGCATCAACAATATACGATTTTAATACTGCAGCGATGCAATTCTTGCGTTCTGCGTTCGGGAACAGCAATACTGTGTCGTGGGAGACCAGCGGAACACCTATAAAAGCAGATGTTATATGCGACGCATCGGGTCAACTGGCGGCAACTTCGAGCGGATTAAACTTAAAAACAGTTTTCCCTAAAGATGTTACCTTTTATCGATGCAGGGTTAATCAATATGGTGTTGTGATAGATGGCTCTACGATGTTAACGCCAGACGATATCAGTGATTTTGTTAAAGCCGTTAACGGGACTGTCAACGATAAATTTGAAAACAGCAATACAGTGCAGTTTGCTGTGAACACTACAACACAGAAAGTTAAATCTAATGTTGTATTGAAGTCAGACAGCGGATTGATAGAGACGACACAAGGGATTGATTTAACAAATCGGTTCGGTTCTTCGCAGACATTTGCGAAGGTAACAGTGAATCAAAAGGGCATAGTTACCGATGGACAAGTTAGAATAAATACAAGCGATATTAACGATTTTGAAGATGATGTTAAAAACGCAGCAAAAACAATTCCACTAAATCAATTCGCAGCTCCAACAGGTTCTATTAATCTTAATAATCAAAAGATAATAGGATTAGGTTCGCCAACAAACTCTACCGATGCTGCGACAAAAGAATATGTAGATATGATGGCAACAGGCTTAAAGGTTAAAACAGCATGTCTTGTTGCTACCACTGGCAACGTCAATTTAGATGCCGTAACAAAGATAGATGGCGTTACGTTATTAAATGGAAACAGGGTACTGGTTAAAGATCAAACAACAACTTCTCAGAATGGTATATATGTATTCGAGAGTGGTGTTGGGCTACAGCGTGCTACCGATGCAGACAGTTGGGACGAATTAGTTGGTGCCTACGTGTTTATTACAGAAGGCAGTACTAACGCTGGGAGATCGTATTGGTGTTCAGTACAGCCCGGTGGAACACTTGGTGTAACATCGGTGCAGTGGGTATTATTTTCAGAACAACGCGTTTATAACTTCAATAATCCACTAACACTTAGCGGTTCGACTGTATCGTTGAATTATAACACTAACACATTGAACTTGGATGGTTCTAATGCGTTGAATGCAAAATTAGATGCCAGCAAAGGCTTGACGTCTTCAACATCGGGGATACGCATAAATGAGGAAGCTAATCATTTTACATATAATTCCGGAAAATTAAACTTAAAGTTAAAAACAAACGGTGGTTTATCGGCAGATACTAATGGTGTCTTTGTATCTACAAACACGGACACATTTACGACAAGTGGTAATATAATCGACTTAGCACCATCTTATAAAAATAAAAAATACGCCACAGAAATCACGGTTGGCACAGGAGCTTACACGCATCAAATCGTACACAATTTAAACAGCACAAATGTGATGGTGCAGGTATTTAAAAAAGGAACACGCAATTCACAGATAATCTATCAAAGCGTAATTCCAGATATAGAAATAACAGATGCCAATACAGTAACAATAACATTTAAACAGAACACATTGTTGGATGGTGATTACAAAGTTGTAATAATGTAGGGATAGCATGGAAATCTCGCAGGATTTAATTATAAGAGGAGATGCTTATATTGATGGTCTTCGTGGAAGTGGAGACCGCAATGTTGGCGTTGGTGCTGAAGGGCAGTTAAAGATTATCGATCCGCCATCTGAATCTGTGAATGTTCAATCAATCACAAACACATTAACACTAATGCCGGATTCAGCAACCAGACAAATATTAACTCCACTTGGAGGAAACAGAATTGTTAATTTGCCAACGACAAACGTAGCTACAGGTAAACGTTTTGTCATACATAACGATGCTGCGGTCAATACAAATTCAACTTTAACTGTACAACCTGTATATTACAATAATCTGCAATCATGTTATGATTTGGCGCCACAGCATGCAATTGAGTTTATTTGGACTGGCACGAGGTGGATAACAGAAGTCAATAGTAACACCACAATTGGTTCGGCTACGAGTAATTTGAATTCTATTGCAGTTGGAACAAATGGGAGTCTGAATAATGCGATTTCTATTGGCAGTGGTGGCACAATCACAAATTCTATTTCTATTGGCAGGAATAATGGTAATATTCAAGGCTACTCAGCGGCATTAGGAAATTCTGTATGGAATATCAATAACAGAGCAATAGCGATCGGGCACACGGCAACTAATATCGGCAACGATTCTGTTGGTATAGGGGCTGGTGTGTATGCGGTAGATTCTGGTTCTGTGGCTATTGGCGCACACACGCAAGCGCAACACAGTAAATCAGTTGCGGTTGGTTATGCGAGCAGGACGCACAGACCACATGAAATCGCATCAAATACATACGACACAACAGTATTAGAAGCAGCCGAATGGAAAAGTGGTGTTAAAATTCAAAAATACGAACGATTTCTATTGCCAGCAAACACACCTATAAATACTTGGGTAGATATGCCAATCACAAGCGGGCAGCATCTTTATATATACGAAGGAGAGGTATATAATTTTGATTACAAAATTAGTGCTTCGTATTCAGAAGCCTCTTTAAGGATTGCGCAAGCATGGCAAATACGTGGTTGTGTGGCTTCGCATAGTTACGCTACGAACAGGTTGTATTTTTTACCGATTAATGGTTATGATTATGTTGTAGAAACATTTGGTAGTGCGTTTTTGAATGCGCGGCTTGTTCTTGACCAAAATAATTATTGCATAAAATTACAGGTTGCGAAGACAAGCACCAGCATCACATCCCCAGTGGTGTTTGGTGCAGTAGTAATTGCCAATGAATTATTTGCAAATTATATATAGGAGCTTATATGTACTTAACAAACAGTAATACCAATGAGATTATAAAGATTCGCAGTATAAGCATGCATTTACTTAAAGATAAAATGTATAGCGTTGAGTTTATACGGTTTAAAGATCTGGAGCAATACAACAGATTTTCATCTGGAACAATGACCGATTATGAAATATTTAGAAGTGCGGTATTTTATTCAAAAGAAGCGATAGAAACGCAGCTATCCGGAATGACACAGCCAGAACAAACGATACTGGAGTCTTTATTAAGGGCGATTTATTTAGCGTATGTTTCATTAAATCAAGATTGGGAACTTGTAGAATAATAGGAGGTTATTATGCAGGACTTGAAAAAATATTACGCATCAATTGTATCGATTGGTGGAATTATCATTTTTATATCTCTGATTTTTTTAGTATATTTAAATTATGCGAGACCTGAATGGGTAGAACTCCCATACTCGTTTTTAAAGATGGGTATATTCTTGTTAATGTGGTGGTTGTATGATAAGTTTATTTTGGAGCAATATGATACACTTGATGAGTTATTTAAGAAAAAGAACGTTGCATTTGCTATTGTGTTTGCTGCAATTATTCTTGCTTGGGCAATCATTATCGGCTAACGAGAAGGCATATTATTTTGCAGACAAAACTCCGGTAGTAAAGCAGTCTGTTGGAGAATTGGATACGGCTATTTCGTATTTGTATGTGCGAGAACGTAGTGGTCGAAACGACGGCATAGATGTCGAGAAATTTCAGCGTTTTGTAGGTATAGGAAAAAATACAGCTTGGTGCGCAGCATTTGTTAGTTACTGTTTATATTACGGCAAAGCCCCGAAGAGCATACGTTCGGGGCGAGCATTAGCATTTGCTAATAAAGATATGATTCCAATTGAAAAGGTGTTACGTCAGAATATACCAATAAGACAGGGTGCTGTCTTAGTATTCAGACAAGGAAATACTCCATTTGGGCATGTTGAAATTATTTATAAAAAAAGCAACAATAAATTTTATGCAATTGGTGGTAATACGTCAGGCAAGAATGGAGTTGTAGATCGTGATGGTCAGGGAGTATATCCAACAATACGAACATATCAGCCTTTTGCACGTTTAAGGATAATAGGAGTATGGCAATGAAGTATTCTTATGGGATTATTGTATTAGCAGTTATTGCCTTACTTTTATGGATTGCTGTATTTTCAACGAAAAAAGAACGTGAGATAAACGAATATATGCATACGACTCGCGTCGATACTGTAATTGTGCGTGATACTATTTATTTACAAAAAACATACTTTAAAACAAAATTACGTATCACGTATGATACGTTAAGAGATACCATCAGCACATTACCATTTGTTGCTCAATTGGACACAATAGATTATATTACTTGTGATACATTATCGATTAGATACACATATCCAGCGAACGAATTTGAATATATATTACGTCGCAAACCAATAGAAGGTGAAACGCAGTATATTTATCGATATGATACTTTACGAATTAACACAGTTAGACAGGAAGTAAGCAACGGCTATTTACAATATATAATAGGTGCTATTGGTGGTTTTATTATAGGGAGAAGCATAAAATGATAGCTCCTCATTATTCAATAGATGATATGTTGCGGATGCTTGCCAATCCATTAGCAGGAATGAATGCGAGTGTGCCGCAACAGAATTTATCACAATCTCCATTGCAGATTTCGCCACAGTTACCACAGTTAGCCAGCAACAGTCCAATTCAGCCACCGCTTGCACCGCCAGATAGCAACGATAAAGATACATCATCACTTCTCGATAAGTTACCTAATGTATCAGACATGATAGATAAGTTGCCTGGATTACCCGGATTGCCGGATATGTCTGGTGCTGCCAAATGGATCGGGGGATTGTTTTCTGGAAGCGAAGCAGAACCGAAGCCGACAGTAGATCTCGGAAATGCACAAGCTACAGGAACCGCAGAAGCAGCTTTAAAGGCAGGGAAAGATTTGGCAGATGCTACAACAGGTAGTGGAATATTAACAGATGGGATGAAAGCAGCAATCGGTGCAGACTTATTAGGTGGAGTTGGGACGGTGCTTGGTTCTAAACTTATGAAGGGTTTGTTTGGCGATAGCAAGTCTCAAACCAAGTCAGCATTAGAAGCAGCCGATAAGGCAGCTCAAACTGCAGTCGATAAGGTCGCTCAAAATAAATCCGCATTATTGCAAAACACCAACGCATTAGGACAACAAGGTGCAGCTGCTGGAATCGAAGCTCAGCGACGCATGAACAGCCAAATGGTGTCTGGCGATGCAGTAGCGGACAAAAACAGGCTATTATCTGCTGGGGACAGCTTGCAGAAGAACGCAATGCAGATGGCACAGCAAGGAATGAGGCAAAACCAAATGTCTCAGCAAAATCTTGCTAAATCTGTTATGAATATGCGTGGTGGTAGTGGTGTTGCGAATATGGGTGCATTGCAGGAAATTGCCGGGCAACAAGCAGCTGGCAATTTACAAGCAATGCGTGCAGGACAAGAAGGATTACAACAATCTGCAGCTCAGCAAGCTAACATAGCAAGTCAGGCGAGTGATATATATCAAAAAGATCTTGCGAGTAATTTCCAACGGAATGTTGCACCAGCACTTAATCAATGGGAAAACTTTCAGGGAATGGCGAGTTCATTGGCTGGACCGATGGTTAGCCAAGCTATGGGCATCGCTAATCAAGCGGATAATGCAGCGTATAATTTATTCGGCACAGCGGCAAAAACAATGGGGACACGCGCTGGTTCCGAAGAGACAATGGGGCAATATATGGAACATGCAGTTCCGATGGCTATACAATCGAGTATAGCTGGTGGAGATATGTTTAATTGGAGTACCAACCAAGATCCACGCAAAGTTGAAGCGCTTGCCAACTATCTTGGTTATGATCCGAATAGTTTATATGGATTTAGAAGATAGGAGATAAAACATGCCTGTAGAATTAAGAAATTATGGAGCTGAAGGCGTCGATACAGGTGCCCAAACAATGTCGCAAAACATTCGCGATGCAAATGCTGGTACGCGTCACAGACAGGAGTTGGCGAATTATATCAAACAAACAGCATTACAAAACACAGTGCAACTTGCTCAAAATATGCTTGAATTAGGAACGCAGAAGATTAGGTCTATTGGACCAAACGGAGAGACGATTGAGCAAACAGTGATAACAAATCCCGAGTTATTTAACTCTGTTAGTAGTTTGTATAAAGGTTTACAACAAGGCATAACTTCGCACGTGAAGGATAAAAGTGGCAAGTATATTCCGACAATAGATACAAGAGCAGGTGCACATTTTATGTTAGATCCAGACAACGTCAAACAGTCAGAGACAGCGAACAACAAAAAAGATGACAAACAAAAACAGGAAACAAAACCATCTGGAGAACCATACGGACCGCCACCTCCACCACCTGAGCCATACGGACCGCCACCTCCACCACCTGAGCCATACGGACCGCCAGTGTTCCCAGGACCATTAAAGCCAAGTCAAGCATATAGTCCTACACCATATCATAATGCGTCATTTTTGACAGGGATACAGTTACCTCAACGACAGCCGAATCCTGTACCGCAGCCGAATCCTGCATCACAGCCGAATCCTGCATCACAGCCGAATCCTGTACCGCAGCCGAATTTTGTGCAGCAGCCAAATCCAAATGCACAGCCGTTCCAACCATTGGGTTGGCTTACAAACGCGCAGGGATTTTTAAATATGCTTCAAAATCTCAACGCGACTCCAAATAAACCGTAATACAAAAAAATGTAACACAATTCACATGGTATGCAACTATGGCTAAAAATAAAAAAAAGTCAGCAACAAATACAGGGAATTCAGGTAAAGGCAACAACACTGGGAATGCGAATACTGGAACTACGCAACCAGGTAGCTCTACGCCCTTATGGTCGAGTATAAACAATGTATTACAAAACTTACCGGCAGGTGCAACGCAACAACAAATCAGTCAGGCTATAGCTAACAAAGTTAGTCCAGCAGCGCCAGCCATACAGGCAATACAAGAGGCGAAAAATGCTAAAAATCAGCCAAATACATCAGGAACGCCACAGGCTGGTTCTGGCGGAGCTGGAATGGGAGTATATAACGATATAGTTCAATATATGGATAAAAATAAACTGAGTTATTTTAGTGGTTCTGTTCCAGATACAGAAAAGCAAAAAATGTTAGATGAGAATTGGAAAGAGCAATACGCTGCTGGCAAACAATGGATAAACGATGTTAATACTAATCTTATCGACAGAGTCAATAGTGAAATGGACAAGCTTAATAAAAAAGCATTAGGTCAAGTAGAAGGAACTGCCGAGCAAAAATGGAAACAGGATGGATTAGGTGAAGCAGATACATTAATAGGAGAAACAGGAACATTAAGTTTAGGGGCACCTAAATACAGTCCGCTTGGCTATATCCCACCAAAACGTGAAATTGCAGATAATAAACACATTCAGCTAACGCGTGAACAAGACAAGCAGCCAAGTGGTCATCCTGTTACCTACGGACCCGCCGCAGGAAATCAACAGCGACAACATTTCGGCTATTCTACATTGGGTGCAGATCCGGCCAATAATCAAATCGTTGGTATAGCTACACACAATAAGACACATAACGGTTTAGCTAACTTGTGGCATAGAGCGTTTGACAAAAAAGAATCATTTGAAATACTTGCTGGTGCAGCTAAAGATGCATTGAAAGTAAACTTAAAAAAAGGTTTAAATCCATTATTTATACAGCAGTATACGTTCACAAGCAGAAGTTTTGATCCAAAGGAAAGTAAGTGGATAGAGCAAGAAGAAAATCTTACGTTGCCTCAGGCACTCGAAAAGACAATGGTTGCAGTTTCAGACGCAATGCAAAGCACATGTAGAGTAAACAAACAAGTTACCGATGAGATATTAGAACAAAACGGAAAATTCCCATTTGTTGTCGATGCCAAAGGTAATACATACATCAACAAATATTATTTAAGTAATCCGGGTAATCGCGATCAATTGCAAAAAATCGCATCTTTAGCTATTAGTAACTTAATGGGACAACATACTACAGAAGGTTTGAAGCACATGTCAGATGCAATGACGACGAACAACGCAGCAATAACAAGCCAAATAGTGAAAGAGAACCTCAATCCAAGCACTGGACTTGTAGCTGGAGAAGAACATTATATAATCACAGACGTATTGATGACATCGTTAGCCGAAGCACTAACACGGAACCGTAATGGAAAATTAACAATTAAGTCTACAACTTTATAATTTGGGGGGATGGAATGGCTGTAAGAAGACTTGACCCTGAAATAGTAAAACCACCAGATCCGTATAAGCCAATGCCATCGCCATATGGGTGGGAACCACCATATCAAGGTGATGAACCTATTTGGGATGTAATTAGCGAGGGCTTAGACAAAAAGAATAAAAAAAAGCTTGCAAAGAAACAGCCAACTCTACAAAAAAAGGAGGAACCGGATCCGCGTTCTTGGTGGGAGAAGTTATACAAACCAGACCCAAGAGAAGTCAAGAAAAATATCTCTAAAATCAAAGAAGGTATGCAAAAAGATTTGCAGGTCGGCTTAGATCCACAAAAGGCGTTACGGTATAGATATGCAACGCCAACTGATTTTACTCCAGACAAGGTTGGCATCGGAATTAAATATGGGAAATTAGTAGTTGAAGGAGACAAGATATACAGAACAAGAGAATTTAACGGGAACGTTGAACCTGAAATATTGCCTATTGCCGTAATAAATAACAAGGGCAACATTCAGGTATTTCAATATAAAGGTGTAGATAGAAACAAATTTGACCAATACACTTCAAAATCAAGAACAGAATTAGCAAAAAATTGGAAAAGCGATGCTTTCGAAGCGTTTAATCAAGGACTTGAAAGAAGTGTGTTAGCACCGCTAACAACTGTAAACAATATTTTTGGTGATAAATCTATAAGATACGAAGCAACGCATACGCCATTCCTAACACATGCTAAATCAAAGCAATATGAAGATTACAGAACAGCTGGCGAAATCGTTGGTGAGATAGGGAAGGCTGTTGTTCCATTGAGTGTTGCTGGGAAATTTAAGTTAGGCGCACGAATATTGGATAAAGCATGGAAGGTTGGTTTAGCTACAAGTGCGATTCAGGAAGTGCCACAATTAGCAAAAACGTTGCACGATGATGAAATGCAACCATTCGGAGCGGTAATGTCCTCCACTCTGAATACTGCTGCCAACATCGCCGGTGTTAAAAGTGGTATGAAAGCAGCCGAAGCGATGCATAAAGCAATCGATGCAGGTAACCGCATACGTGGTGTAGCGAAAACTGTTGGAAAAGAAGTGGCGAGACAAACAGCCATAGCTGCTATGCCAACGGCACATTCACAATTTTCTGCTATGGCATCGAAGCAGCAGTTTGCGAAGGAAATGAACAAGCAAGGTTTTGACTATGAAGCGTATAATGATTTTCTTAAAGAATATTTAGCGAATATGGGCACTGTTGGTGCCGTCAATATCATTACAGAAGTAATGGGTATAGGTGGTGCATATCGCGCGAAACAAGCGAAAGAGACAGGAGTGCCATTACGAAATGTTGTGTCCCGGTTTTTTGCTCCGGGAGCCGAGCGAGTTGATGATTTCGCGACTCTTAGCACTCACAGATTAGGTGGGGATATTCCTACAAAAGAATGGATTGATAAAACTATTACAGAGGCTAAACAGGGTGATGTAATTCGCAAGCCAAAAGATGAACAAAGATTGCGTAAAATTCTCGAATTCCAAAAGCAGAAAATGGGTGGCGACGCAGAGGATCATCTCATTAATCATTTTAACGATAGCAAAGATAATGTGTTTACAAGTCAGGATGTCGAGACCGCTATAAAAGATGCGTATGAAAAAGGAATTATAAAATCTCCTGAGGATGAGAAATCTTTATATACGTTATATAGAAGACATATATCAAATCCGGAGGAGACGTATAATTATATAGAAAACCTTATTAAGCGTGGCTACACAAAAGAGGATATATTAAATTTATACGACCAAAAATATACGGCAGAATCAGGTACAAAAAATAAAAAGATTCTTGGTTTCATCAATCCAGAGTTACTAACTGCTACTAAGGCTAAAAAGAACGAAATGCGTCAGGCAACAAGAGATGCGGTGGAACGCATTTATCATCAAATTGAAGAAAACATAGCAGGTCAGGAATCAACAGATGTAGTTAAGTCAGCAACGGTTCCGGATAGAAAATTGACGTTCGAAGATTTAGATGAGTTTTACAATACATATGCAAATCAGTATCGTGATGCTCGTATAGACCAACATCTTGATCGGAGAGTTTCTAATGCTCGCAATAAAGCAAATACTATATTAAATTTATACTACAAAATAACCGGTGAACAACCGTTTGGTAAATCGTATTCTGAAATTATAGATAGAGTAGGCAAGCATTTAAACGGTGAAGAGCCATCACAAACAATCACAAAAGATCCGGGACTAAACATTTTAGACGCCAAACAGCAGGGAGATGTTGTTAGCGAGCTTGCTGGTTTAGGAGACATGCAATACGTTGTAAAGAATATGCTTGATGAGTTAGATGAGCAATCTTTGCAGCGTGGTGTCGTGTATTCCGATTCTAAGTATAACGCGAAATGGTCAAAGATACTTGGCAGCAAGTCTTCTGTCGATTTCGCAAAAATGGGGAGCAATACAGAACGTGCGAAAGCCATAGCGACGCAATTAAACGGCAAAATTACTTATGGAGAATTAGTCGATAAATTATCGAATGAATTCGGTTTAATGATTAACAAGGATGATTTGCACCGTCGTCTTGGTGTTGTAGAAGACCCTGCGCTTAAAGGAGCTACAAAAGGAGAACCAATAGGTGAAGAAACAGCGACAGAGCAATTAAACAATTTACCATCAAACACAACACAAGAGACAAAAACTGCGACAGCAAGTAAACGGACGAAGAAGACCGATAGACTATCAAAGAAATCACAAGAAATCACAACAGTTGAGCAGACTGCGAAGGCATTGCCAGCGCCAGAAGAAACAAAACAGGACGACCCAAATGTGATTGCAGTGGAAGATGCTTTTATGAAAGCAAAAATAAAGCAATTAGTAAAGCAAAAGGATATAAAAAACATAGACCCTGAAACAGCGAAAATGGTGTCGTCGCATCCAGAGGTTGCATATGTATTTATGAGTAAAACGAAACAAATAGAATCCGCAAAAGATGTAGTAGCCCAATTAGCAAAAGACGAGTTTATTAATCTCGAGAATGCGATAAAGAATGGTGAGATAACAGATCCAAACACGCAAAAGATTGTAAATGATATTCGCTTCTACGCAAAGAATGATGATAGATTGCAGGATGCGTTTCGCAAGTATTTAGATGGCAACAGACGTTTACCAAAAACGATTAAGGGCAAAATCGAAACACTATTAAATAATGAGTTATCAAACGTTAAAGAATCGTATCATCAAGCAATTAACGATTTATATGATGATACAGCGGATTTGATACATAAACATTTGACTGGTAAAATTATTGATGATATAAAGGCTGATGAAACTTCAACACAAACTGTCGATAGTGAACAGCAACAATTAAGTACCAATGAAAATGTTAGCGCTATAAATGAACAAAACAATCTGGATGCCACAACAGAACCGCAGACTTCACAATCTGTTGCAGAGTCGCCAGCAGTAAAAGAGTTGCCACCAACTGAAACAGTGCCAGAAGGTGAAATAAAAAAAAAAGAATACGGCGAATCACAAAAAAGTGATACGCAAGAAGGGGCGATAAGCAACCGGGAAGAAGCTGTAAATACAGGTCATTCCGCCATAAAAGGAATAGAACCCATCGCGTCGCAACAACAACCACCAGCAGTCATAGAGGAACCAACGACTGCTGGTGCCACTGATGCTCAGCAACCGGAGCAAGCCATACAACAAACCGAAGTTACCGCAAACGAGCAGGAAACGCCAAGTATTACACCAGAGCATGAAACTGAAATGCAAAACGCTTTCGCACTAATTGACAATGTGTCAAATACTATCAATGAGATAGATAATTTATTAAAAGATAACGGCATAGATTTTAGCGAGGCAACGACCAAACCGAAAAAACGGAAATCTAAAACCGAAACTAACGAAGAACAAGTGGAAGCGCCGCAACAATCAAGACGTGGCAATCAAGGCAAAGAACGCGTATCAAAAGAACAGTTCGATTTAGAAGCTGAAGTAAACAAACTAAACTCCGAAATATTACAGCTTGAAGATGCGATGTCTAAAACAAAAGACAGCAAGCATTCTAAACGGTTACGTAAACAAATTTTTGATAAGAAAGAGCGTATAAGATTTTTAAAACAACAGTTAAAATCAAAGGGTTATAATAGTCCGGCGCAAATAAAAGAAAACGTAATTAATAAACTTGATGATTGGATTAGTAGAAATGAACGCTATGAGGATGATTATGTTAGTGTTTGGAAAGATGGAGACAAATTAAAAGTTACATTTAAGACAACTGTTAAGTCGCCGCAGTTATCTAACTTTGCAAATACATTTGGGCTTAACGATAAAGAATTAAGTAAAGTTTTCTTTGGTGTAAGTAAGGATAAGGCAATAACGAGGGGTCTCACAGCTACATTTGCCGTCCCACAATCTAACGCAATAAAAGCAAGCTTGAAAAGTTTTAGCGACGAAATTGCTGGTATCGGTTTATTGATGTATAGTGGCAATCAACAAAACGACGATGAAGAAATAAAAGAAGGTAATATATTAAGCACATTGGCTGCAGTTGCTGGGACAGCTTTGGTTATGCGTGGTGCAGCAAGATATGCTCAAACGAAGCCAAATAGCAAGATCGCCAAATTGATGGAGCGTCTTGGTGTATCTAAAATGTTTATTGACCAGCCAATACCAAACGACAAAGTATTTGAACGATACAAAGCTGATATGTTGCGTAAAGCAGAAAATCCAAGTGAACAACAAAAATTAATTAATAAATATAACCAATACGAAGTAGCTGGAAAGGATACGGAAGAATCTACGATTTCATTGTTTCGCTCCCTTAACCATATACAAAGTGATGCCGAACCTGTAATTGAGTTGAAGTCAGCATTCTACAATGGCAAAACAAAAGCCAATGAAGCTTTGCAAGAAATAAGAAATGCTCAGGACTCTTATACTTCCGCTTTGGATCATTTTTATCGTCTTTATGCAGAAAAAGTAGGAGATAAATCAAAGAGTGAATTACAGGAAATATTAATTAAAACGAACGATGATTTATTTTCGGATGCTATTAATATTAAAAAGAATTTAAATCCAGAAGAATCGCGCATAAGGTTAAGCGAATTAAATACATCAGAATATTTAAAGAATAAAATGAAGGCTAACGGAATTGCAGATTCAATGCTTGACGATGCCGTTGTTGTTTACAGACAACAGCGTGAAGTAATCGAAGCAATCACGCAACATCAAGCCAAAGCAAATTTATTACAGAAATATGGATACACATTTAAAGAATCCGAACAAATCACAGAAAAAATAAATCAAGAATTATCAGCTGTTCAACTTGAAGCTAACGATATACGTGCTCAAATAGCAGAGCGTATAGAAGCAATAAAACAAACAGAGGCATATCAAAAATTAATCGATACAAAAAATAAGGCGTCAGGACGCATATTAAGAGATTTGCGTGCTGCCGAAAAAATATTGAGTAACGATAAAGAGCTTGCAGTATTAAACGCCCGTCTATCTATAACAAAGAAGAAGCTTGACAACTTCAAAAATGAACTGTCTGCAATAGATGAGCACACCAAGTTTGTGTTGATGTCATCACAAATGCACTACATGCCTGAACGTTGGACTTATCAACGTAGTAAAGGAGATTATGGTTTATCAATTTATATGATAGATTCAAATGGAAAGCGTTTATCATCTTACGACGACAAAGTTAATCTGTTTAAATTCTTTAAAGATACAAAGGAGCGTAATACTTATTTAAATGATTGGTTAGAAAAGCACAATGCTAAACCTCTGGATTCTCCTGACTATCCAAACGTATGGGAAATCGAATATACAGATGTCGATGGCAACAAGATAAAAGGGCGCGTAAAAGTAAAAGAAGACTTAAATGTTCGAACTATCGAAATGCTTGTGGCGCAAACTACATCTGCGATGCGAAGACGCTTCTTTGCTTTATTAAGAAAAACCGCTGATTACAATATAAACAAAAAAGAATTAATCGAAGAATTAAGCAAATTAAAAAGCGAAATACCCGCAGACGAGTCTGTTCCATCAAGTGAATTTGATGAAGGCACCACAAAAACAATCAATGACACGATAGAGGCGTTAGAAAAATTGAACACGCAAAATATCGACTCGCAAGTCTTAAAAGATATATTCGCGTATGTCTTGAAGCCAAGATCAAAGAGTTTAATCGAAACTAAAAACACTCGTGGATATAAAGATGAAGACGATAGGTGGATTGATTTGTGGGATGCTGGTATACAACGCATGGTTAATCGCATATCAACACAATACGCAAATGGCAGTTTAAAAAATGCTGTTGAGAAACAGATATTAGAAACAAAGACACTTGGGATTAATAATACATACACTGAATTTCTTGATGGATTGCATGGTGATTTACTGTATTCGCCAGCGAGTAAATCATTTGCAGACAAAGTATTGTCGCCAAAATTTAAACGCGCTTGGCAGGTAACAGAAAGCATAATGACTGCTGGTGCATTAGGTTGGAATACATTATCTGGTATTAAAAACAAATTGGGTGGTTTTACTACTGCCAGCATACAATTGGTGCGCAAATTTGGTATTAACAATTTACCTAAAATAGTAAAAAGCATGGTAACTGCTCCACGCGGTGAATTGAAATTTTTACGCAACATACAGTCGGATAATATATACGGAAATATACTTGATGACATTCGCAAAACAATTATTGAAGACGGTATTCCAGAAACAACAGCCGTCAAGTCGTTGGACGATGAATATAGTAATTTAATGGGTAAGGTGTCGAAGGTTAAGGACAAACTATATGCATTAATGCGTCTAACAGAGATATCTAATCGTTATGAAACGGCAATGGGTTTTGCGCAGGTGTACGCTGATATAAATCCATTCGAAAAGTCTGGTTTAACTAAGGACGAGTACATATCACAGGTTGCAAAGAAGGCAGCTATCTTTGTTGGAGAGACGCAAGGTATGTTTGATTTTATATACAGAACTCCTGTTGAAAAGTTTGTTATAAAGGAGGTGCCATTTTTAGGAAGATCATTTTTAACACTTGTATCGCCGACTATAAATCATCTCGCGTTAGTTAGTAATATGTATAAGCATGCCATCAAAGCAAGTGATAGTACTGCGAAAAGAAATGCGGTTGCTGGCGTATTATCTCAGGTTGTGGTTGCATCGATGTTGGGTGGCGTCGAGTTTGTAGTAGGGCTATGCGATGCATTAAAAGTAAATGATATATTAAGTGGTGGTGATGAAAAGGCTATCGACAAGTTAGATGGCGATTTGAGAGAGGCGCTTTACGATGCTGGTTTCAGTAACGAGACGATAGATAAGATAGTAAAGTCTGCACGTTATGGGATAAAATCAGCGTTGCTGGATGTAGATTTACATATGGATATATCAGCGTACGAACTATTAACTCCATTTATGATGAGAGCTATTGCGGAAACATTCGCTACTGATATTCCTAATATTTTAGAAAATGGTGCGGATGGATTACTCGATGTGTTATCTAAACGTTTTGTTGCATTGGGTCGTGCTGTCAAAGCAGGGCGACAATATGCGGTAGGCATGACTATGGATAAAAAAGGCAACCCAACCGGTGAAGAGTATGACTTTGGCACAATGGTAAAAGAAGGATTATTTGGAGAATCGTTGCATAATCGTTACTCGCGTTTAGCATCAAATTCTGCTAACTTAGCTTATTTAAATTCAGGTGGAAAGCGTAAATTTGTAAACGAGTTATTAAGTGGCGTAAACAAACAGGAATACGAGAGTAGCGACATTGACGAAGCGATAACAGTGATATTGCAGGATGAGAAACTAATAGATGATTTTTACTATAAATACAATAATGTGATTAAATCTGACGATGTAAAGGAATCCATTGATCACAACAAAGAGTTATTAGATAACTTCATCAAGTCAAATTTAAAAGAAATTTATGGATTAATGACACGAGATGATACAGGCGTAACCGGCGCAAAAGCATTTGCGAGGAAAAAGGCATCGCTATATAATTACATAGAAGATTACATATTATCATCCAAGAGAACAGAATTAGCAAATGAAATGTTTAATAGGTCAGGATTTGATGTGGAGTTCCCATCAAAAGTAGAAGACTACGACCAGCTTGATTTATCTGAGTATTTACCAGATGGAACCATGTTGATGAATTATCCGGAACAAGATAGACCATTTTATTATGCATTGTATAAATTATACAGCAAACAAAAGAAGGAGGAAGAATGAAAGATCTTGTAGTGCTTGATGGGCTTGCAGAGGCGCTCATCTTGGAAAAGCAAAGCTACATTAAAAAACTGCTTACGTATTTTTTGATAGGTAAAGCTGTAAACGAATCGCGCTCACATTTAAACGTTCCGCAATTAGCGGATATGATTGGCTGTCAGGTGAATACCTTGCAGCTATGTAAACGTATCGCAACATACTTTAAAAATGATGTTGTGGCGTTTAAACATTTCATTGAGGCGAATCCTAACATTCGTTCACTTACAGCAATAAAGAAGGCGTTATTTAACGAGAGTCCAAAGACAAGTGATGCAACGATAGCATTAAACAATGCATTGAGAAATATTATCAACACAGCCAACAGTTTAGGTTTTGATGACCGTGCGGAACTAATAAAAAAAACAAATAAGTCGCTCAATCATTTTCGCAGTAAATTACCCGATAGTTTATTAATAGGAGATACGAATTACATTAAATATAATGAATGCGTATTTTGCGGAGCTTATCCACCACCAGAAGAAGGATTTACATTAAAGTTTCTTGATGAGTTTGGATTTGAGAGGGTTGCTCTACCGATATGCAACGAGTGCATTAAAAATGAAATAGAAGAACCAGACTGGAAATTAGTCGCGAAACTATATTGTGGATATGCAGTGGAGTTAGATAATGCGTTCGAAAACATTTACAAATGATATTGCGAAGCGACAATTTAGATTGGCATTACATCCTGTTGTTACACCATACATAAAGATTATTCGCAAGTGGTTTTTTTTAAAGTTCGGTGTAGCAATTTCGAAGAAGCATGCTGTTGCTTTGGCAATCGCATCCATCGATGTTATATATCCAATGAGATTGACCAGAATATCGCAGCGGTTACGTTTGATGAGCGAAGACCCGATATACATCACATTAGATAATACATCATTGTTTTTATATAATAAATTAAAATACATAGCAGACTTATTGCCATTTTCAAGCAGGAAACTCGTCGCAACAGCTTTTGTTGTATTATTTGCTTTACATGTAAAACGCGAAACAAGTAAGCTAAAAATCAAAACACTGAGAATATATACAGACGACGTTAAAGATAAACTCGTAAAACGTTACTCTGACATTTTGCATAATAGGGTTAAAAATTAAATTTAATTCACAAATCAAATTTAGTTTTGAAATTGTAATTTTAAATTTTATATTCGCAACAAATCATTGCGTTTATTTCTATTGATTAACTACGGAGGTTTTATGGTGTCGCCAAACAGTATTAATTCAGAGTTTATACTTCGTATTAGGAGGATAATTCCATTAAAGTTTTTTGCTAATAAGATTGGAGTAAAGACGCAAACATTTTATCACAGGTTATATCGCAAATCGAAAATGAACAAATTAGAGATGAATGCGATAGCGGAACTTATCAATCAACTTATTCGCATAGGCGCTATTGACCAGCAAGAATTAGAGCGGTACATCAAAACTAACGAGAAGGAGCAATAAGTAAATGAATAGCGTTTATATAATAGGCAAGGTATCTGGTTTGGATAGAGAGTATGTAGAAAAGAAATTTGCTAACGTAGAAGAGCATTTAGCGAAGCATTTCAAGACTGTTGTCAATCCAACAAAGTTAGTTCCCGCAGATACGGATTGGGAGACAGCGATGAAAATGTGTATCAAAGGTATGCTTGATTGCGACGCTGTTTATGTTATGAATGATGTAAGTTCATCTATTGGTGGGTTATTGGAATTGCATATAGCGCGTGCCTTAAAGATACCATTGTATCTTGAAGGCGACGTATAGAAATAAAAATAATGTATTATTTAAAACAATTTAAAGAGGTTCATATGTATATGAAAAGTTATTTAAAGTGCGATGCAGTGCTCACATCATTAGATGTGCCGTCAAAATTACATCCACGCCAGCCAAATATGATATGCAACATCGATATGGCAGAGAGGGTAACCGAGAATGCTTACAGCGAATTAAGAAATGCTCTCGCTATAGCCGATGTTACGCTCGATGCATTCTTTGAGCAGTATATAGATGCGGAAACGTTTTTGCAGCATATATTGCCACACTGTATGCGAGCCATTACTTCAGTAAGAAGACTAAGCGCGTCAGCATACAGATTGCTATGCGACTTCTGGGAGGCAGTCGAGTGGGGAAAAATCGAGGCGATGAATGCAGATAAAATAGATAGCAACGACGACGTCAGCTATCCACTAATAAAGCATCATCGACAAGATGACTGGAAGAGTCTAAAATTCCAGCGTAGCGTTTGGATAGAATACGAAACGAAAATCTTAGGTATAGTTTTATGGTGCAAAAAACTTGGAGCGACAACGAGCGATCAGTTCACAGATGATAAAATCGAAGAGATAGAAAATCATCTATTGTGGCTTAAAGAGCTTGGAGAGGATTTATATAATTACTGCATTAGGTTAATCATTGATGTGGAGCTTGCTTTACACTGGGCTAACAACGAAGCTGTATATCACGATACGTTAGTAAGCAAATAAAAATAATTTCAATAATATTTACAAAGGTCTAACATGCATAAAAGGGAACCTGTAAAGAACACTTGTCCTTTGATTGACAAGTGTATTCAACAGATTAAATCTGTTATTGATAAAAGTGTAGATGTTTCGTACAGCAGAGATGTTGATACGATGGAAGAATGGATTTCAGATACTATATGGTTAATGGATAAAATTATTGAAACATTAGAAGAGTTGCGGGACAGCAATTCTAAACTTAGGGATTGGGGATGCAGTGAAGCATCCCGTGTAGATGAATTAATTGAAAAAGTAGATGAATTAGAAGAAAAAATTGAAAAATTAGAAGAAAAAATTTATGAACTAAAAGGAGAAAAAAAATGAAAAAAACATTTGTTTTGGATTTGGCGAACGAAAACGTTGACTTTTTAAAAAAGTTAGCAAAAGAGAATTGGCGTTCTGTATCGGCACAGTTGAGCATTTTGGCGAACGATGTGCTTGAAAAAGAACGTAAAAAGGTAAAGGACGACCAAAAAGAACAAAAACAACAGGAAGTGGTGGAACAATGATACGAACAAGTGTAACGAAATTAGACGCCCTGCACCTTTACCAGCAGGGCGTAATAGAGTTAGATGATTTAATTAAACGCTTGCGTGGCGAAACAGTCGAAACGGAAGCGATGCAATTCGCACGTGCTTTCCATAAATTGCTTGAAAAAATAGACGAAATAGAAGAAGGGAAAGATGCCGAAATTGATGGCAATGTATTTAGTGCAAGTGATATTTTGCTAATAAAAAATAACCTGAAGTATAAACCTGCTCTGGGCGTGCCTGAGATAAAAAACGTAAAGGAATACAATGTGGATGGCGAAATTGTTGAAGTTAGTGCTGTTGCGGATTTGCTGGTTGGCGAAACCGTAGTAGAATACAAAACGACAAGGTATTTCGATATTGAAAAATACATAAACAGTTACCAGTGGCGGTTCTATATGGATATCTTTGGTACAAGCAAAGCGGTGTATAACATTTTTGTGTTTTATAACAACCAACTGCGAGAAGTAATAGATTTTACGGTTTATAACTACAAAGGTTTACAAGACGACATAAAATTTATGTTGAGAGATTATGTAAAATTATGTAATTTAATAGAATTATGAGAAACTACTTTATTTAAAATAATTTGTTTATATTTGCGAAAGTATATATAATTGTGTATTATAATGAGTGTAAGGGAGTGAAACATATGAAATATAGAAAAAAGCCAGTTATAATTGAAGCTATACAATATACGGGCGAAAATATAAGAGAGATGGTAAAATTTATTGGGAAAGGGATAGTAGAAAGAGAAAAATTTACTGATGGTAAATGGGTTAAATTTTTTGAAATAGAAACCTTAGAAGGATCGCATATTGCCTTAGAAGGTGATTATATTATAAAGGGTATAAAGGGCGAATTTTATCCTTGTAAACCAGATATATTTGAAATGACATATGAACCTGTAACTAATGAAATAGAGATTTGATTTAAATTTAAAGTTTGTTTAACAAAAAGGAGAAAAAAATGAAAACATTTGAAGATATTCTAAATGAAATGGCTCGTAGAATCGAACGAAAATTAGAATTTCAATACGATGATGAGCCTGAGGAATTAGAAAACTTAGTTTATGCTTGGTTCTATTATGGTGGTAGCGAGAAGCTATTAGACGACATTAAAGAGGCTTTTGAGTATGTGAGAGCGGATGAAGATTTATATTTTGATAACTACGATGATGCAATTGCATTCCTTAAAACATTAACTTTACCAATAGATAAATGTGTAGATATTATGTTAGACAATAATTATGAACCTGACGAAATTAACACAATAAGTCTTGCTAACGTATTAGCAGTATATAGGGCAAGTGCTTGTTTTTATATTCAGCTACCAAACAACAAAGAAAATCTTGCTCACTTAGTAGCAAAAAATTTAGCGTGTGAATATGGTATTATAAGTCATTTATAGGAGGATTGATGATGAATGATTTTGATGAACTCTATTGGCATGTATATAATGATATTGCGGATAACAGGGACAACAGAAATGACACCAATAGTTTATTAGCAGCGTTGAAAGATATACGCCTGCAACATTATCGCGATGTTATCGAGAAAGATATAGAGTTCCTTCTTTACAAAGGATACAGCAAACAGGAAATTACAGATGAACTAACGCATCTATATAGACAAAATTTAAATCAACGCCAAATACAAAACGCAATCGACAGTATTATTGGTAATGATTAACAGCTCACTCCTACTGTTTTACCAGCGTTAATATCCGAGATAAGCCCCGCTTAATATAGTCGCCACTTCAATAAACGAACGCCCCCGCTTTTAATAAGGCTGGGGCGTTTGTCAGTGCGAGAGGCTAATTTTGTCAGTGCGACTAAATAAAAGTATTATGTGTCCACAGCTTTACTTGTCGCTTTGTTATCTCTCGAATTGTATGCAAAATAAAATTTGCAAAATTTAAAATTAAATATTATATTAGTATTGAAATTAATTGCTTTTTAAATGTTATATTTTATTTTTTTCAATAATTAAAAGGAGTTTAAAATGAAAAAAGAAATTATTCCAGCAGAATCGGTCATCATCGAAATCGAATGTTATTTGCCAGAACTAATAGAGATGGTGCTGGCGGATTATGAAAGCGAAGATACAGACTTTGATAGCATAGCTAATAATATTGTAAAAAAGACAAAGCATTGGCTTGAAGATGTTATTAAATGTTACGCGCCGAATATAATCGTAGAAGAAGACGGATACGTTTTTTCAGGAGATTACAATTATGGTGCAGATATTATGGAGTTCTCGTTAAAGTTAGATAATGACAATGATAACGTTGAACGTGTAGCATATCACGCAGTGAAACGTATGTTGGAAGAAGACGGTGCATACGAAGCGTTTCTTGAATACCTTAAACGGATAACAACATCACGTTCTGGATATATACCACGATATGAGATGGAAGAGGTGTTGAGAACCCAACATCTATTTGTGGGTTTGGCGATACAATTTAAATTCAAATGTGATTACA